TTTTCGTTGTAAAATCCTTAACTAGAATCCAGACTTAAGAAATTTAAACTTCTTTTTTCTCTCCTCCTTTTGTTAAATAAGTTTTAACTGGACTTTCATCTTCATATTCTTTTTCTAGAAATGATTTTATAGATTCAATATTGCCTGGGTCATCATCAGAAAAACCAATTTGTGGTACAAAATTGTTAGTTACATCATTAGTAAATGAAACTTTTTTACCCAGTTTCTGGCTCTGATACTTAACATAGTTAATAAATTCTCTTAATGCTTTTATTTTACCTTCTTCAGGGTTAGAAGCAGACCCCTCACCATAAGTTACAGGATGGTACTTACACATGTCCAAATACTCTTTAATTAATAATTGGTCATCTCTCATTACCTCTCCCGATAAGTCACGGTATTCTTTTAGGTTTTGGATTAAAGACTCCGCACTAATACCATTATGGTTAGTCACAATAAAATTATAAATAGAGTCTCTTAAAACCGTAGGTGTATGTCCTCTTGCAGTTATTATCGCAAAAATAGAACCCCCATTAATACACTCAACAAAATCGTCCCATGAAGGACCTGGTTGAGCTAATAAGGAGTCCACGATAAATTTCTTATCACCCTGTACACCAAAATTTCGGTAAGGGTCTTCAGCATAACCAACAATCATTTCACCATTATAATCAAAAGGTTCTTTACCAATTTTTTGTCGGTACTCGGCAAAGTCCTCGGTAGACATACCGACTTCACCACCTTGTTCAGATTGTAACATAATTTGAGTTGGCATAATAACAATATTGTCATCCCAATCAAAAGCGTAATACTTTAAATCAGGTTGACCTTCTTCTATACCCTCCCTAAGGTTATTAAGATTTCTTCTTATAATCTTTTTAAGACTCATATTACTTGTTCAATTTTTCAATTAGTCTTTCTAACTGAGATTCAGTAACAATAATATTCTGAGGTTTTTCAGAATAAGTTTTTACACCGTTGTCTTTAACTTCTAGTGCTTCTCTAAGAACTTTCTTTTTAAATTCCATATTTTTATTTTTATTAAACGTTTAATTAAAAGTAATAAATGGGGGACACCGAAGTATCCCCCATTATATAATTATCAAATATCTTCAAAAGATGCTCCTGTTGGAGTAATTAAAAATTCGATATCTATGAATTCTAATGCTCTTGTTGGTTTTAGATAAATCTTACCTACTAATTGGTTAGCGTCTAAATCCTCAGGAGTATTCTGAACAACAACTCTAAAGTCAATCAAACCTCTATCTCTTCTAATAGAATCTAAGATTGGGTTTACTGAATCTAAGAACTGTTGTCTTACTATTTCATCATTTTGTTCAAACAACAATCTAACCGCAACTGCTGAAATTAATTTACGTGCCTGTAGTAATAATCTTCTAACATTTAATCTATCAAGAGCAGATTCTTTTACTTGGAGGGTTTTGTTACCCCAAATTACCGTACCCACATCAGAGAAAGTTGCGATTGGATTAATTCTACCTTTATAAAGAATATCTCTATCGTCTTGTGTTAACTTTTTACGTGCTTTAATACTGTTAACGAGACCTCTTGTGTAACCCGCTGATGCGAACCATGGGAATGCGATGTTATCAGTTAATGCTAAGTTTCTTGTTACTTCTGCGGTTGGCGGTATATAAACCTGAGTGTTATTTACACTGTCTCTAGTTAAAACCCATGGATAGTAAGTCGCAGTATAGTTAGAATCTATACCTGTTTCCTCTACAATGTCCACAGCTTCTTCAGGGTAAATAAAGTCACTATCAAAATTACCTGTTGTATTAGTAAACATTTGATAGTCAGGAGTTGTACAGATATATATTGAGTCTGCTCTATCAGTTTCAACCATATCAATAGCATTCTCAACTAAGTTAGAATTATTATATAAATCAATACCTGGTGTTGTTAATACATTTATATTTACAGATTCAGGGTTAGCAAAAGTATATTGACCCCATAGATATGCGTAATAATCAGTATTAGCCCAATTTAATTGGTCAGGTCCTACAATTGTTTTAAAAGCTCCCCATCCATCTGCGGTTGGATAACTAAATGAAGGAGCCGCACCTTGCAAGAATCCTGTCTGTCCTAATTGATATCTATCACCATTAGTTCTGTATTCTCTATATATGTCCCAACCATCAAAACCACCGCTAGGTACAACAGTGAACTTTCTACTGTTTAATTTGTAATACGGGTCGGTTGATGATGTTGGTTCACTTCTAAATGTAGTTTCTCCTACTTCAAACGCAGTCTCACCTGATGTGGTATAACCATTAGAAATTAATACGACAGTCGCTCCTGAATCCATGTGGAATCCTTTAGTTAATACTGGCCATGGAGAAGACTCTAAGGCATTTGCCAAATCAGAAGGATTTTGTTTACCTTTATATTGTAAAAAGTCTGTATCTATACCTACAGTATTTGATACACCTAAAAAAGTCTTTCTAACTTTATCTCCACCACTTCTTATAATGTTATCACCATTAGCAGTACCGAAAGGTGGGTTATATAATACATCACCAGGTTTATCATATTTTGTTTTATAAATTAAATGAGGTGAGTTGTAAGATGTATATTGTCTTGTTACGTATCCGTTGAATCCACAAGGTAATGCGTCTACAGGAGCGTCCTCATTTAACTCAACCATAATATATCTTGACTTTAGTTCAAACTCACCGTTTGACGTACCTATTTTCTTTCCAATATAACTATTTAAAGAAATATCCATAGTACAATTAGTGAATTTTTCTAAAACTACTGGACTTGAATCTGTATCAAAATAATCTCTTACAATTACGTCAAAAGTACCATTGTTAAATGAAATATTAGCAATTGAAATTTTAACCTCCGTGTTTCCTGCGGAACCATCTGATATTGAGATAAATTTAAATAAGTTATAAACTTTAGAACCTCTTAACTCTGAAACGATATATGGAGTTTCAGGTGTTTGGAATCTATCCATATACCACCCAATACTTGTATTATCATTATCACTTCTAGCATCACCTAAAGATAGTAATTCCGTATTAAGACCTCTAATCTTACCTTCTCTGTATCCGTTTACTAATAAATTAGAATACATTTCTTCAACAAATAATGGAACGTCATTAATTGGCTTTGAGAAATTTCCTCTACCAAAAACTTTGGATATGAAATTTGAATTAGATAGCTCCAAAGAAGTTCTAAACGTCTTAACTTCATTGTCAACAGTTAAAGCGGAGATTTCAAATGTAGCAAATGGGTCGTTATTAATTAAAGAATAAGAGCCCGTACTATTAATTTGTACATCAGTTAAACCTGAAACTTTATATTCAGGACCGTCATTATCTCCTTGGAAAGTTGATATTCCTCTACTTCTCATAGTAGAAACTACCATATTGTGATATTCGGTCATTACTGAACCAGTATATGGTGTTAAATAGACTTCAAATTCACCCGTGTAAACACCACCCACTTCAGTTAATGTGTTTAACGCCATACCAAAACTAAACCCATCGTAGTTAGTTCCGTTATATGAAAATAATGAGTAATACCAAGAATCGTTATAACTTGATGAGAAATCTGCATCACTTGTAGTTAATCCGCTAACACCGAAAACATTAGTATCATTACCTGAAACATAGTTTCCATTAATTGATGTTACATTAGTGTAAGCATCAACACCTAGAGTTCCCCATATATATGTACCCTCACCTTCAGTTGATGTTAACGAATCGGTTATTTCACTATACGCATATGTTAATATGTCATTTTGAAGTGTTGAGCTTCCTCCAGCAAAAGTCGTATAATTATCTGTCCATATATCAGTAATTTCTGTAGGTAAAGTGTTTGATGTTATTAAAATACTTGTACTGTCACCTGTCACACCTGTAAACGTTATTGTAGATACACTTGATGATGTTCCACTAAGTAAAGTATCTCCACTTAAACTTCCTACAGTTAATATAGACCAAGATGGTCCGGCATCGTATCCCGATAAACCGAGAACACGAGTCATAAATAATTGATTTGATTGCTGTAAATATGATTTAGCGATATAAGATGCTTCATATTTAGGAATTTGTGTATTTACAAATTTGGTTGGGTTTGTTCCTCCAAAGTAAGATGTGAACTCATCAAAATTTGTTATGAAGATAGGTTCAAAAGCCGGTCCCTTTTGAGCCTCACCAACAATACCTAATGTTGTTACACCGACACTTTGAGCCACAAAACTCAAATCTCTTTCTGATGTATAAACACCTGGAGAAACGAAAACTTTATTTGCTGTTGCCATTTTTAAAAATTTATTTTTTAATTTATTTTATTAATAAATATTGTAAAAAAAACTAAAGTTCAGATACTGTAAAGAACTATTTATATTGTAGTATGAAAATATTATCTTTTTTTATCTTTTAGTGAAAATGAAAAAAACAAAAAACATAAAAATATCAGAAGAGCATCACTTATTACTAAAACAATATTGTGAAGAACACGGATTTAAAATATTTAAATTTATTGAAAAATTAATTGACGATAATTGTAAACCTGACATAGATATTTATGGAGAATAATTAAATCAGTTTTGACGAAAATTTTAAGTAAGAGTCTTTTGATGAATTACTTTTTGAAATATCTATTTTAATTAAATCACCATTATTAATCATGATAGATGTAATGTCATCACCAATAAAGTTATCATTAATAAAAACGGAATAACTATTAATGTTTTCCGACTCTAACAAAGATAAGTCTACTTTATAATTAAACTTTTCAGATAAAGAGGTGAGTCCGCTAATGAATTTTATATCCAATTCAAAATTATCATAGTTTTCAGGAATTTTATTTAACTTAGTCCTTATATTATTTTGTGACATTTCAAATAAACTAAAACTTCTGGTAATAGCGGGTAACACCTCAAACTCCTTTTCATCTATTAAAAAACCCATCATTAAGAACTCATAGTTTTGTATATAGTATTTTCTTTTTTCAATATCCAAAACAGATTCGTCGGAAACATTATTTAATATAATTGGTACGTAGTGACCTTTAACAAAAGTATATGATTGACGAGACGAGAATTTTTGAAGGACAAGTTTATTAAACTCATTCAAGTGTCTCATCTTTGTACAGAAGATTTTAATATTATAAGTTATGTCAACCGGAACAGGTTGAGGTATCTTGTAGATGTCCATTCCTTTTCTTTGTCCATCCCATGTAGGTACTTTCGCGTAATAAAATTGTTTTCTATTTGGTATTGTATATTGTAAAGACGGATTACTACCATATTTAACATCGGGCTGTCTTACAGTCGCAATAAAAGGAGGTTTTATATTTTTATCTAAATCTTGAAAATTCCAAGTTTCTGTGAACTGAGACCAATTTTGAGTCGTTGTTATGATATCAATAGGGTTTACGGTTTTACCGTCAGCAACCATTTCTAAGTCATCACGAACAAAATCTAACATACCCCTATCTAAATCGGCGTGTAAAACACTCTTAGGTAAATAAGTTCCATCTTCCTGTATATACTCAAGAAGTTCTTCCCTCCTGTCCAACAATATTTTTTCAGGAGTAAGTTTTAAATCTTTTTTTATTTTCTTAGGGAATGCCATTAACTTACGATTTCGTTAATATGGAATATTTTATTTTTTGTGTTAATCATATCTATTTCGTTTGCGTTGAATATAGGTTCCTCTGTGTCTTTTTTAACGAACGAGTCATATTTGTAAGGGTTATATGTGATTACCTTGTCATTAGTTTCAGGTGGCATATTTTCACATGGGTATTGACAATAATCCATCAAATCACCAATAACAAATGCATGGACATTTTTTCTCATCTCCTGTCTAACCTTTTCTTTCCCACCTTCTCTTACCCTAAACTCTACATTACCTAATTTAACATAATCGGCATATAATATAATCCTACCTTTGTATTGAACTGAAAAAGTTTTTTTGTGTAGGTTATAATAAACCATAACACGAAGACCTATTGGGTCGATGTTATTTTCATCTTGCTCAACAACCAAACCCATACGAGATTTAATTGTGTTTAATTCTTTTAATAGATATTTATTCATAATCCTCTAAATTCATTATCGTTTACTGGTGACGCCACAATACTTCTGTAAAATGGTTTGAATCCACCATAAGTGTGTTTATTATCACTAACAACACGACCGTCATTAACAACGGTATAATATCTAACACGAGACTCAGTTTCATAATATCCTATGTAATCACCATATTCTA